GGATTACTTGCAATAGTAATGAAGTTAGAAGTATTTGATACATCCAAGCCACTGAAACCAATAGTTGAAGTATTAATGAAACTTGCATTACTTCCTACTGATACTGACTGAACCATCAAATATTGCTGATTGATTGAACTATTACCAGCAAGAACTTGATCGCCGTTTGCCAACTTAGTTGCAACACTGTTTGCTGCAGCATTTGTAGTGCCAGCAAACTTAATAGTTGCTACGTTTGAACCAAGGCGGAATTCAATACGAGCATTAGCAGTTACGCCACTACCAGCAACATTAGCGCCAGTTAGAGCGATTGTTGAATTGAAGCTCTCTGCTGTGTCGCAAATTCCAACTCTTAGAGAATTACCCATGTCGCCTGGGAATCTTGCAACGTAAATAACGTCTGGATCAAAGTTGCCATCTTTATCAGCATAATCATTGTCGTTTTTGACTACCTGATTTACTAGGTTAGCAACAAACCCATTAGCGCCCATTGCTGAAGAACCTGGCTCTAGAGCTACAGCAGTATAAGCTGAAGCTGGATGAGCAAAGTAGAAACTTACGCCATTCTGTGTAGCAGTTACATTGCTTGAAAGGGTTACTGAAGATGAGTTCTTAGAAAGTACTGAAATTGTTGAAAGCACTGCAGTGTTTACTGAGCTATTACCAAAAGTAATGCTAGCATTTGAACATTGAGTAAGATACATTCCTACTAAAATGTTAGATGTATCGGCAATCAAAACAACATTATTAGCGCCATCAGTGTTACCAGAAACTACAGGAGTGGCTCCGGTTACATCAGCAGCACGTGAAACCCAAAGGCGATTAGTATATGATAGAAAGTTCGCCGCTGTGAAAAATGTTTCGCCGTTAAAATTGGTTGGTTTACCAAATCGAGTAACTAGCGCATTTTCAGAGTCGATTAAAACTCTTTCTCCGATTGGACCCCAACGAAAAACGCCAGCAAAGGCGCCATCAGTTGTGGCAACTGAAGGAACNACTGTTGTAAGGTCGATCTCAGATACATTAACACCAGGTGATAGTTGAAAAGCCATTTTTATTTTCTCCCTATTACGAGAACATTCGTATATTTGTTTTTTGTATTTATAAAAAGGGCTTTTTTAGAAGTCTTGCGGATGATTCCACATCCAAGAGTCGCCTACAAATCTTTCATATTCTTCCTCAACGAAATCATCTCTCCCAGAATCTACAAAGCCGAATGGGGCCAAATCTTGCTCCATATCATCTTCAGTTTTGTCTCTCAGTGACATAAGAGTATTAATATTAGTATAATCTTTAAAATATTGTTGGTCTGAAAGCCAAGCAAATAGAACCAAACACATTACCAAATCGTCATGTTTCCCTGGCTCGGCTTCATACGAAGTTCCTTTTTTAGAAAAGGTTCCTAACTCGCTAATCGTGTTTATATCGTTAACGATTAATTGATTCTGTTCTATAAGTAGCTTTAATATAGAACAACCTATAGATTTGACGATTTTAGTGGTACGGATACCTTTATCAACGCTCCCTCCACCAAATCCAGTTGTGATCCTTTTACCAGATCTTCCTGCATTCTCAGTAAAAAGAACATTCTCATAACCAAAATCATAGTTTAATGAAGTTGAAACTTGTTCGCCAATATCATTTACTTCAACCAACACAGAGGCGTTATTATATGCCTTAGCAGTTCTATGAATAATATCAGCATAATCTAAAGGAGTGATAGCATTATTTCTATAAACTCCGACCTGTTGGTAAGGCATATTTGTAACATCTATAAGCTGAAACGCTGAATAGTCTAATCCTTTGCCTCTAGAAACGTCGCATACCATCATATATACATGATTCGGTTCTACTGGCTTGAATTGAGTCAAACCATCTTTTTGTAAGATAGGGTTACTAGAAACCAGTTCTTTGAGTTTCCAACCAGCAATAAGTGTTCCTGATGACCCCAAGAACTCACAATTGTATTCCTGATCAAACTTCTCTAGGTCGAAGTTCATACCTGCTATGGTTTCAGATTTCCATTTTTCATCTCTACCTGGAACACTAGTCCAGTGAACAAGAATAGGATGATAACCATTTTGACCTTTTTGAGCATTAGCCCAAGTAGCGTGGAAATGATTTAGACCATTAGGGGTAGAAACTAGAATAATCTTTGATTCTGAACCTGATGAGATAGTAGGATAAACCGATGTGAAAAATTCGTCCCAATTTTCAATGAACGCTGCTTCGTCGATGAATAGAAGGTTGATAGTATAACCACGGATGGCGCTGGCTGAAGTTGCCGCTGCCAAAACACGAGAATTGTTTTCTAGAACAAACGAACCTTTGTTCCATTCAACCACACCCTGCTGTAGCCATTTAGGTAGATGTTGATAGGCGAGCTGAACTCGACCTAGAATTTCTCGAGCCGTATCGCCTTTATTCGCCAAAAGAGCGACAGTTTTATCAGGATGGAAAATGATATACCAAAGGATGAATGCGCAAGTTGTTGTTGATTTACCAGCCTGACGAGCAGTTGTGACTATAGAATAACGATTATCTTTGAAAGATCTAACCATATCCTTCTGATAATCATACATTTTAAAACTTGTAAGACCCTCGTTAATTGAGATGATCTTCATATAATTTTCAGTAAAATAGATAGGATCTTGTTGACACTTAACATACTCCTGGACTAATTCCGGAGTCCATTCAATGTTCTGATTAGTTTTCTTTAATAGAACATTACCCTTATAACCGCCAGTCAATTCATTCATTGTTCTTCATATCCTTAAGAACTTTTTGTAACTCTGCTGTCGATCCTACAAATAGATTGTTATTGATAGTCTGAGCTTTTTCGCTTATAGGAGAATCCTTAGCGTCAATGTCTCTTATTTTTGTTTGTAATTCTAACAGTTCTTTATTGGTGTTGACAACTGTATCCATCAACTTAGCAAGAACTTCGAACGCACGTGGATGCTGCGATTGACCAGCTATTTCAGATAGCTTATCAATTGCTTCTTGACCTGTTTGAATAACTTCGTAAAGATTAGCTCGAGCTGCTTCGAAATCACTTCTAGCAGAATCATCATGAGCTTTTGCTATCAAATTGTCAATTTGTTTTTCATATTGTAACGGAGTAAGATTCTTATCCGTTTCATCATTTTTTTCTGTCATTCAATCTCATCAGTGTTATAGATTTGAGTTATGAAACCATAATCATCATCAGAATTTATTTCAATATAAGGCACAGTTCCTGTGTTGGCGTTTGGGCCACCATAGTAATTTATAGGATTGCCATTAGCGTCTAAACCTGGCTGAACTGTTACCTTCTCTGCCATTTGAGTTATACCTCTACCCTGAGCGGCAGTATTTGTAGAGGGTATATAAAACTGTGTTCTGACGAACTTAATGATACCAGAAGATTTAACAGGTCCGTAAAGATACCCCTTCAAAACAAAGTCCAACTGCCAAATTATAGCTCTTCTTTCAGTATAAGCTCCATCGTAATTATCAGAATAACTAATGTTATTTAGAATGATTGGTATGTCCATTGTAACATTAACTTCAGGAATTAAATTACAAGTGGTAGTCCAATCTGGAGTAAAATATGGAAGTATCTGTTCAATAATTTTAGTTCCATCTTCAGCGTTTTTAGCGTAGATAAAAACCTTAAAATCTATATTGTAAGGAACAGGATTATATTGATATTTGAACTTATCAGCGTCAGTAGCGTCTTTGACAGAAACCTTACCAATAGTGTTTAATTTTCTAGAGCCATCGTAAACCATTTTGCCCATCTCGAAAGAGATCATAGGCAATGGCGCTACTGCTGTTTGGGCGTCTAAACCTGGATCTTGTGTAATACGAGCCAGCATTTTATCTTTAGGAGCATATGTAATTGGCACTCTTAAAAGAGCAGTAACATCCCCGGCTGTGTTTGTTCTAGTAATACGAATCTGATTTAGCAAAGTTCCCATGAGAATTACATATTTTCTTATAAGACCAAAATAAAACGGTGAACCAAACATTAAATTTTACCTTCGCTAAATGGATCTATTGAACTAAAGTCTACAAATAAATCTGACTCTTGTTGTATTTCATCATTATCAGAAGCAGGTATAAGATCGTTCATTGAAGAATTTTCCAGAACTATGTAATCTCCGTCTTCAGTTAAGATAGGAGTTTTGATTGAACTTTCTTGTTTAATGACCCAATCAAGAATATTAGTATCATACTTTTTCTGAATAGCATCTATTTCAGGAATACCAGTATTAATAAGTTCGCCTGAATACTCGAATACTTCACAGGTCATTTCCCATGTCTGCAAAGCTCCAAGCTGATAGAACATTTCATACTTGTTTACATATTTTATTTGAAAGGCTCTTTGATTTAATGGAAACCAAATTAAGTCTCCTTCGTTTGGTCTTACCTGAGTAGTAAACTCTCCGACTTCATCGTTAAAAATTCTACGAGCGACCGAGAACACAACTTGATTACGGATTTCAACGCCAAACTTAGAAAGGAATTCTTGATCGCCGCTGAATCCATCAATAGATTTAATATACATTTCTATTGGATATGCTACTTCATATGAAGATTGATCGTCTGCTCCATAAACGTCATCGTAATTATTTAATTTACGTGGAACGTAGTATATATCGTGGCCGTATATTTTTATTGATTCAACAATCAAATTCTCAAGAAGCAGCTGCTCCTGAGATGCTTGAAAATTATTGAAGAAAAAATTGGTGGCCATGATTATCCGATCATATCGGTTGCTGGTAAACTATAGCTGTAAATCATTTCACGCTCTAGATCTGCTCTTTCCTGAGTGGCTTCATCGTATATTTTTTGACCATTAAAAGTCAGTCCACCTGGCATTTTCATACCTTCAAACTTCTTAAGGTTTTGACCCCATTGCTGTTTGATTAAACAAGCTGCATATCTACCTAACCATCTATCAGCCCATGCATCAGTATAAACATCAGGATCTACGACTTGATATGCTTCAACGATTAAATAATTACCAACAGCAATTTGATCCCAAGACATATCAATATATAGTTTATTAATATGACGATTGTATCTCAATGGTTGTTGACCGACTAGCATCTGTTCAAGAAACTGAACATGATTCATGGCCATATAATATGGAACCATTGAAACAGATGTTAGAGTATAAAGATCATTAAGCGCAATTTGATAACGAATATTGAATAAGTTGTTCAAACCAAGAGCTGAACCAAGAGGAAAAATGTTTACAGCGCCAATAATATTTTCTGGAAGCGTAATATACTTGTTATCTATATCAGTTTGATCAATTTGTCTTTTGTAATATGTTTTTTCAGAACCATCAAAGTGATAATCCCAAAAATATCGTAGAGCTTCGTCAATACGATCGGAAACTTGGTCATCGTCAACGTTTATTTCGATGACTGGTTTACCCAATCTTCGTAAACAATTTTCAACAAATTCTGCTCTTGTTGTTGGGATTGCCATTTATTGTTCCTGATTTTCTGAGTAACTATTCCACTTAGCGAGCGGACATCTAGATTCGGGGAATAGAGTTTTAAATTTCATAAAACATCCACATTCTTTACATGTAAAAAATGTCTTATCGAATTTTTCGCATTGATTGCAAACTTCTAATCTTTCTTTAGATTTTTTACTTCTTTCTTTCCAAACTTCTTTAACGTCTTTCATGACTATTTATCAATCACAAGTTCGTTAAATAAATTCTGCAATTCTAATAATTGTGTTTTGTCTATTTTATCTAAGTCTTCGGGTCTAGTTTCTAATAATCCGTATTCTTTTATTTTTTTATAATATTTTGATAACAATTCATCAAAATTCTCAGGTTTTTTAATCCAATTGTTAGAAGAAACAGACCAAATATAATAATTGCCATCGTCAGGCGCAGAATACGGCGCATTCATAATTTTTCTCATGTTCTCATTATAATCTTTTACAGATTGAATAGCTAATTGTATTATTTCTTCTTCAGAAAGCGATGTTATTTCGTAATGATCTGTCCATATTTCAGTATTGTATTCTTTAGATAACTCCTCGTCACTAATATAATGAACAGAAGAAAGTTTTTGATGAATTGCGACGTCTGGTAATGGCTTTCTTATAAATCTAGCATAACCTTCTGGTGGATTGTCAGGATCAAAATCTGAAAAAAGTAATCTCATGTTCCATTCTGCAATCGGGTGCTCATATGGTTTATTGTTTTTAATTTGAATAAAAAATTTTTCTGTCATGTTTAACTCCAAGATATCAAAACAGAACCATTGGCACCTGTTCCACCGGTGCCGCCGCCCCATGTAGGATTTCCGCCACCACCAGCGCCGCCTTGACCTACTACTACCTGATAACTTGTTGACCAAGTAGGATGACCCGCTGTAGAATTGAAAGTCCAAGATTTAGTCTGTCTATTTCCTGTACCACCCGATAGGCCGCCGCATCCACCATTTGGATCTCCTCCAGCGCCACCAGCGCCGCCGCCTGCGCCTTGATTAGTGCCACCAGAACCAGTTCCGTTTCCTCCCCCAGGACCACTTCC